ATCTGATATCAAATGTTGCAGGATATTGTAATGAGAACGAACCAATCTTTTCAGGATACATAAACTCTCTGATACGATTAATAATTTTTCCTACTGTTGCTGATTCATCTGCACTATTCGTAATAAATTTGAGATTAATATCAAATGTTCGTATTTCAGATGCTTCAAATGTTGTTACTGCAGTAGGATTCATTGCGATACCAGCTTTTGCAATACCTGCATTATATCCTAATGATGCATCAATACCTGTAAAATTTTGGAATGCTCCCGTAAATTGCCCTGCTGCTGCTTGTAAATCTTCTGCAGTCAATACAAATTGTTCATTCGTTAATGCTTCAAGTCCTGCACCAAGTAAACCCCTTTCTAAATTGTTGTATGCCATACCGTCGTTTTGAAATATACCAACAGGGATGTATGTAAAAATATCGGTGGTAAACCCTTCATCTATTTTGAGTGATCTTTCATTAATTCGTATTTGCATAAAGGGATAGAGATTCCCTCCCATGTCTGGGGGATACTTGAGTATTTCGTTATCCGTATTTTCTTTTCCAATATTGTCTGTTGCTACTGCCATATTTGTTCCTTATAAATACCTATAGATTATTAATTAATATAGATTATTTATATGAGTTACAAGGGTAAATATACAATAAAAAAGCCAGAAAAATATGCTGGTGATCCTACAAAAGTGGTATACAGGTCGCTTTGGGAACGTAATGCTTTCAGATGGTGTGAAGATAATCCATCTGTAAAGTTATGGAATTCTGAAGAGGTTGTGATACCATATAAGTATAGCATAGACCAAAGGCTACACAGGTATTATGTAGACTTGTTGATTGAAATGGATAACAAGAAAATATATCTTGTTGAAATCAAACCTAAAAAAGAAACAGTCCCACCTAAGAAAAAGTCCAGAAGATCTAAGAAGTATATAAAGGAATCACTTACATTCGTAAAGAATCAGGACAAGTGGAAAGCTGCAGCTGAATTTGCTGAACATAATGGGTGGCATTTTCAAGTATGGACAGAAGAAACTTTAAAGAATCTGGGCATAAAAGTACTATCTAAATAGTATAAATATACTATATGGCTAGCTTATTCGACACATTACACGCAAACGCTTTTAGAGCAGGTATGCAAGCACGTACCAAGGAATCACAAAAGTGGTTCCAAGATAAGGTAAAAGATTTACCTATGCCTAGCCGTAAAGCATTATTACAAGATACTGCATTGGATCCTACAAGTAAAACAATGGTAGGAAGTATGTATATGTATATGTATGATCCTAAAACTAAAGAAGATTTACCTTATTACGATAGATTCCCTCTTACTATATTGATGAGTGGAACTAAAAAGGGATTCACTGGATTGAATTTACATTACCTACCATATCCAACAAGAGCTCAATTCTTAGATGAATTGATGGCTTTAGCACCAGGTAAGATGGGTGACACAACAAGAATTAGAAATTTGAGATACGAACTTATAGCAGGTGCTAGAAAATATAAAGAATTCAAACCATGTTTTAAACAATATTTGAACTCACACGTTAAGTCAAAATTTGTAAGAGTACCGATGACTGACTGGGAAATCGCAGTATTTTTACCAGTTGAACAGTTTATTAAGAAGAGTAAAACAGCAATTTGGACAGAGAGTTTAAGGATAGCAAAGGGGTAATTAATGGCGAACATAGATGATTTTAAAAGTGTAATCAGTAGAAAAGGTGGAGTTGCTAGAACTAATAACTTTAGAGTTATCTTTACACCACCTAAAACATCATTGTTTAATATAGATCCTGAAGCTATTGTAGGTTCTTTATTCGGTGGTGACACAGGTAATTTTGATGCTAGGAATCTAATGAATGATCCTAGAACTGTATCTTTTTTATGTAGTGGTGCAACAATACCTGGTGTACAGATACAAACTGTAGATTTTTCAGGTGCAAAACAAGCAACAAAGGTCGCGAATACTTTTATTCACGAGGAAGTAACATTAAAGTTTATATTAACTAATGATTATTATATCAAAAAATTATTTGATAATTGGTTAGGACAAGTAGTCAGTACCGATAATCATATGGTTGGTTATAAAGATGATTATAGTTGTGATGTAATTATACAACAACTTAATCCAAAAGGAAATGTAGTGTACGGTGTTAAGCTGATAAAGGCTTTTCCAACCACCGTCACTGGAATTGAGTTTGACGCAAGTAATGAAAATGCTTATGGAGAATTGAATGTAACAATGAGTTACGATAAATTCGAAACAGAAGGTGTAATATCAAGTGCACTATCTGGAACAAGTGCAGTACTTGACTTACTAAATAATTAAATAGGAGAAATAATATTATGGCATTGCCAAAATTGAATGTACCACAATACAAGGTAAAGTTACCTAGTAGCGGGGTCGAAATTAATATGAGACCATTTTTGGTCAAAGAAGAAAAAGTATTAATGATCGCTCTTGAATCTCAAGATGCTGTTCAGATTACTACTGCTGTAAGAGAAATCATTTTACATTGTACTAGTTTAGATACATTGGATTCATTAACTACAGTAGATATCGAATACTTATTCTTACAATTACGTGCAAAATCTGTAGGTGAAAAAATTACTTTACAGACTAAATGTACTGATGAAGAATGTGATGGGTTGACAAAAATAGTTTTAGACATTGATGATGTAAAAATAATCAACAATGATGCTAATAAAACTATTATGTTGGAAAAAGAAAATGGAGTTGGTGTAACACTGAATTATCCTACAGCTGAAAATTTACAATCTTTACAGCTAGGTGATGATTCTAAAGCAACTGATATTATTATGGATATTATCGTAGAATGTATTGATACTATCTTTGATGATAACAGTGTACATCCAACTAAAGACGTAAGTTCTGAAGAAGTTAGAGCATTTGTGGACAGTTTGAATACTGCACAGTTTAATAAAATACAACAGTTTTTCCAAGATGCTCCATCGATTTATTATGAGACTAAAACAAATTGCCTAAAGTGCAATAAGGATATTGATATTGAATTAAAGGGTTTAGCCAATTTTTTTGGGTAGGCCTCTCGCATGAAAGTTTGGAAAATTATTACCAAACAAATTTTGCATTAATGCAACATCATAATTATAGTCTCACAGAACTGGAAAATATGATGCCGTGGGAGAGGGAGATATACTTAGCTCTACTACAGTCTCATATACAAGAGGAAAACGAAAGAATTAAAAAACAACAGAATAGGAGACGATAATGGCTGAAACAGATAACAGTAGAAATGAAGTCGAAATAGATTTAGATAAGTACATGGCTATGATTGAGAAACTTGATGAACAAGAAGATAAAATCAAGGAGATGCAAGAGGAAGCCAAAAGAGCTAGAGACCAACTTGCTCCACCTAAACATAAGTTTATGGACTTATTCTTAGATGATAATATACTAAATGAGAAATCAATTATTGGTTTTATATCATTTACACTGATGGTTATATTTGGTATATGCGACTTAGTAACAGCATTCTTAGGACAAGATTTAGTAATTTCTGACACAATATACACATCATTTGTTGTAGTAACACTTGGTTCATTTGGTATATCAGAGGCAGGAAAAGCATTCGGCGGAAAGTAAAATGCACGAAGAAATTAACGACCAGGATAATAATAAACCACTAGGTAAAGATAGTATTTCCCATCTTATTGAATTGATGGAGACTAGCAATAAGTCTTCACATGAAATAGAAAGAGATGGTAGAAATAGTCGTAGACATCTTTTTGATATAAAGAAAACACAAATGGTTCTTGCAGACATGCAAGCTAAAACTGTTTATGGATTCGAAAATTTCCAAGAGATGATTGACTCACAATCTTTACAAGGTCTCGAAGACGAAAAGGAAAACAAAACAGTATTCCAAGAGATGAGAGACCACCTCAAAGATATTAATGAGAATACCGGCAAAGGCGGCGGTGGCTCAGGTAGTGATAGTGGTGGTGGATTCATGAGTAACTTCATGGGTGGTTTTGGTAGTATGGCTGGTAGTGTTATGGGGCTTGGTGCACTTGGTGCTGCTATTCCTCTATTCTTCGGTGGGTTACTTGGTGGTGAAGCGATAATTGAAAAATCCGTGGGTGATATGGGTAATATCGACTTCGGTACAACTAAAAAGTTAGTTAAAGAATTTGGTGGTATTATAGATGTAATGACACCTGGCTCTATGGCGACTTTAGCCACATTATTAGCTGCTGCAACATTTAGTGGCAATCCTTTAAAGACTGCTTTAGGTATGGGTGTAATGGGTGCAGCTATAAGTTCATTCTTCTTAGGTTTACTTGCAGGTGAAACAATAACAGATTTAGTAACAATAAATTCTGGTGCTAACTTTGATTCATTTAAAGGTTTAACTGCATCATTTTCTGATGCTATCAAACCACTTGATAAAACATCAAGTATTGCTTTAGCTGGATTACTAGTTGCAGGTGGTGTTGTTGGATATGCTGCCGGTGACTTTAAAAAGGTTGCTTTAGTTGCTGCTGGAATGGGTGCAATGGGTGCTGGTATTGGAGGATTCTTTGCTGGTCTTGGTGCTGGTGCAGAAATAGGTTCTTTCCTAACAAAAGGATTTGATACTTTACCTAGTATGGTTAGTTCTTTTGCAGACTCTGTAAATATACTACAAGAAAAGAATGCAGGTGAAGCGTTGGTCGGATTACTAGGTGTTGGTGCTGGTTTAGGTGCTTTCTTAAAAGGTGGTAAACAAGCATTAATGGTAACTGGTATGACTGCTCTGGGTTCAGGTATTGGAGCGTTCTTCTTAGGATTTGGTACTCTGTCATCATTAGGTGCAGCTGTAGGAGTAGACGGAAGTAATGCTAAAAATTTAATAACCAATTTTGCAGAAGGTATAAATGCTTTTGATCAAAAATCATTAACAGCTTTAGGTGCTCTCTTGGCAGTAGGTGGTATTGCTGGACCCAAGGGAAGTGCATGGCTTGCAGCTGGTTTAACTGTTATGGGTATAGGTCTTGCAGGATTCTTTACAGCATTTGAAGGTACAGCAGGTCTTGCAGGAATACTTGGTGCAGATGGTAGCAATACTAAAAATTTATTAACTAATTTTGCTGAAGGTATTAATGCATTAGTAACAGGTCTACCTGAAGGAATGACAGGTAGAGACTTACAGGATTTAGGATTAGGATTAGGTGCTATTGGTATAGGTATGGTAGCACTATTAGGTGCTGATGGTTTAGGTGGTCTAAAAGGTATTGTCGAAGATGTATTTAACTTCTTAACACTAGGGTATTTTGAAGATGATAGAACAATATTCCAAATACTCAAAGATAGCTTAGGACCATTAAATGAATTAAATAATGATGGTATTAAAAACGCTGCAGATGTATTTGGTAGTTTAGGTACATTCTTAATGGGTGTTAATAACAACAACATGAAAGATAATGTAGATGAAACTACAAAAGCACTCAAAGAAATGGGTCTAACACTTGAAGATGTATTCGTGGATGGATTTGGTGATACATCTGGTAATAAAATTCCTTTAAAAAAATTAAAAGACGATATTGATGCTATCAATGATTCATTAGAAACATTTAAAGAAAGGTCAAATCTAGGTGCACTTGATATAGTAATAGCTAATCAAAAAGATATATCAATTCCATCTATGGCAGTAACAAATTTATCAATTGAAAACGCAATGTTAAAATTACCTGAAGGTGCAACAGGTAATAATAATTTCGTAAATGCACCCGTTATTAATAACAATCAAAGCTCAAATGTTATGGTAACATCTGGTTCTGATGCTCTCAGAAATGCTCAAACTAATATAAGAACAGACGGATAAAAAAAGGGGACCCGAAGGTCCCCAGATTCGACCGCGTGTGCTGCAGCATCACCGGCCTGGCCCTTTCGGACTACTCTTGAGCTAACTTAGCAAAATAACTCAATGTATCATCTTCTTCCTTTTCCTGTGTAGGAGCTGGAGAAGGAGCATCAGCAAAAGGTTGTGGTGTTGCTTCAACAGCATCCATTACTGGAGCTTCTGCAACTGGACCATCAGCCTCTACACCTAATACTCTATTGAGTTTGAGCTTTAACTCATCATATGATTTATAATTCTCAGGGTTTGTAAACTCTGTTAAAGAATGTAATTGGTCATATGTTTCTTGCAGTCTAGTTTCGTCACCACCATGTAGTTGTGAAACACTTGCAAACTCTGACTTATCATAGTTTACCCAACCTTCAACTTTTCTGATTTTGATTTTAAAATCAGCACCTTCCCAGAAATCGTATGGATTTACTGGTTCTTCATCGGCAAATTGTGGTTGCATAACATCCATAATCTTATCAAAGATTTTCTTACCAAATTTATAAAGGAATACTTTTCCTTCATTCTCTGGATTACTTGGGTCAGATACAACAAGAACGTTTGACACATAGTGTAACCTTCTTTTTCTTTCCCTAGCGATTGCTTTATCCTCATCTCTACCTGAGTTCCATAACACTGAGTTCATTTCTGAAACAGGGTCTTGTTGTCCAATAGACGTTAATGAGTTTTCTATATACCATAGACCAGTAGGTCCCTTGAACCCGTGATCCCAGTATCTTACCCATGGAAGATCTTCACCTTCTTTTGCTGGTAAGAACCTAATCACAGCGAATCCGTTCCCTGCTTTATCTCTGGTAGGTTTCCAAAATCTATTATCCTCGTAAGAATTAGATTCTGTTTTAGTTGTGGACACAGCTTCCGCCGCTTTTACGAGTTTGTCGATTGACGAGCCTCGCATGCTTTTTAGATTTTCTAAAGACATCTTATCTTTCTCCTATATTTACTGAATTATCCACTTTATACATAACAAAACAATTTATATTATACCACACTTTCATGTGTTTGTAAAGGCCTTTTTTAAGACAGATATACATTTGTCTTTATTGAACTTTACGAATGGTTTATATTTAGTAATCTTTCGATAGATGTCAGGCCAAATAATTGTTTCTGATATCTTCTTGGATTCTCTATCCATAAACCCAGTTATGGAATCGATGATTACGACTGTTTCCAATTGTATTTCATCTTGCATCCATAACTGTATTACCAAAGGATGTTCATTATCATTCGCTTCTAAAAGAGAATCAAAATTATTTTCCTCTGATAATTTATTTATATCATTTTCAAAAGTATATGATAAACTTTCTTGTACTTTTTTGTGCTCACGATAATAACGTTCACCACCTTCATTAAGCATATCACCGACATATTTAACATCATTTTTAAAGTTAGCCACATAGAAATCAATTAAGTTATCGTATGTATT